CCGCCTTCTTCAGCAACAACTAACCAGCTTTCTGTTTTGCTGATGATGTCGTTCTTCATATAACCCATGTCACCATTGAAAGTGAACTTAGTAGCTCTCCATCGTTTGATGTCTGTGTCATACTCTAGTACATAAGGAGTTTCCCACTCTTCACAAACAGGAGCATTGTCGTCCTCAACAACCTCGTAATCCAGAATGTATTCTTCTGAAGCCGGGTTTGAATATGCTATCATATCCGTAAGAGTTGGAATACCGTGTACTCCAATCTTCATTGCCTGAGCAGGCGTGAGGTTCTCAACCACATAAGTAGAACCACCCTTGAACTTCCAATGGTCAGCACTAACTCCGGACACATAGTCCTCGTTATGAGCTGAATAGTTCTCTCTATATTGTGTTTGAATTACTAACTTTGACATAAAAACTCCTACGTTTTATTGTTTAACCTATATACATAGTATAACAAAAAATGACACCAGTGTCAACCTTTTATTATAATGTTTTTACTATATATGCAGGTTTGCTTGGGCTTGTTTTAAACTTTCAACATCTTCATCGGATAATTTTATGTCCATGGTGTCTACGCGGCTATCCGCGAACCCCATATCTGCGTCGGAGTCAACTGTACCTTTGGCATCAGAGCCAAGTGCGTCCCATACACCATCAAGCATTCGTCCATATTCTGATTGCGGACCATTGCCGCCATAGTTAGGAAGAACATACTGTAGTAGCATTCCTATCTCAGACGCAATCTTACTGTTGTCCATACTATCTAATTCTAGATTCAAAAAAGACATAAGATTGGATTTCTCGTCCTCTTCTTGTCCAGGGTCTAGTTCATCTTCACCTGGACCTGCAGGCTGATGCTTTAGTCGATCAGCAAGTGTTATCTTACCTTCAAAACAATCAGCTAAATAATCAAACTGTTCCATGTAATTGTCTAATGGCATTTCTCCGCCGTCAGCAACGTCCATATAACAATCACCGTCTATAAAATTCCAATTCATAGAGCTATTTGTATTGCTGTTAGTGTCGAAGTTTTCTGGATTTGTTACTGCTTTGTTGAACGCTCTTGCTAATTTACTGTCTATATTCATAGTTTTTTCTCTTTGCTTTATTGTTTAATATGTATATATTATACAGTCTTTAAGGGCCTAAGTCAACCTTTTTACCACTTTTCTTGGTAAGTTTTTTGTCATTTCTCACTTTTTTACGGTTTCTGTGCCATTTTGCAAGGCGTTCTGCCCAACTTGGCTTGCCCTCATACTTAGCTTTGAGCTTGATATAGTACGGATCTGTTGGTGGTTCAATTATTATATGCCCTTCGGGATATTGTACGCCCTGATACTCGATATCGTCCCGTAATACTTCAATAGTTTGCCCACCGTGATTGTATGATATTATCATCACTCCATTGTAGGCTTGTAGAGCATTGACTGATTCACCGTCATCGATGACCTTAAAGTCTTCTGATATTTGATTAATCTTGTCAGTATATTGTCCCATAGCGTTTATTATACTATAATTAGTGGTGCTTGTCAAGTGGAGCGGGTTGAGAGGATCGAACTCTCGTCAAAAGGTTGGAAACCTCTTATAATAACCATTATACGAAACCCGCGGCTTACTGGGTGGAGCTCCTTAACCGATTCGAACGGTTGACCTACTGATTACAAATCAGTTGCTCTACCAACTGAGCTAAAGGAGCCTAAACTTTCTTCTTACTACTTATCGCTTATTACCGTATACTTAATAGTATAATGGTACTCCCTAGGAGAGTCGAACTCCTGTTGCCGAGATGAAAACCCGGTGTCCTAACCACTAGACGAAGGGAGCAAACAAATGTGAGGTGCGGTACACTTAAGGACTTTACTGGGCATGGTCGTTACAACTCTTTTTCATGATGCATTTTACTGCACTATCCCACCTAATATACGAAATACCACTCGGGCACCTCAAAACTCTAAACTCTAATTATGGTTATCCATGTTTATCTCCTGAGAGAAATTTAAGGATACCATATATTCCTGTAAATCATTACATTCATATAATTTCTGTAATGCTTCTGCTGGACGGAAGTTTCCTAGTCTTGCAACCTGAGTTGCAATTAAACATAGGTCGTGTCTTCCAACGTTATGTTTTCGGCAAATTTCTTGTATATCTAAATTTGCGGATGTTTCTTCTTCGTTTTCGTTTTTCATAAGCGTATTATACATTCATAGTGATAGCATGTCAACTAAATTGGCATGACTATTATATTTTTCTTTTAGTTTAGCAATGTCAATGTCGTTATTCTTAATAACTAGCGAACGTTGAACATGCCCTTGGGGTGGGTATTTAATTGTGTTTTTGATGTTTATTTTACTTAGGAAGTCAGATAACCATTTCAAGCTATAAACAGTTACCAAGTAGTCCATTTTGTTCCTAGAGTAAATTTCATCTATTAATAAATCGTTGTCAACATAGTAAACGTAATCCAACGGTCCTACTGCTTTTATATCTTCTATTATAATTGGTGGTCTTTTAACATCGTAATCTACTTTTCTCTTTTCAATGAACCATTCAGCTGATCCTATGTCTACAAGTGTTATTGCTATACTTCCACCTGTCTTACATACTCTTAGAATCTCTATGAGGTCGTGTATAAACTGTTTGAATGTAGTATGACTATAAACACTATAGGCACATATTATGTCAAACGAGTTGTTCTCAAAGGGTAACGGTAATTCATCCATGCCGTTTGGATTATACACATTATTAAATGCATTATGGTGTATCCAGTTTGCAGTTGGGTGTGTAGTTTTGCCGTATTCAATTGCTTCTAAGTCTACATCTAGGCAAGTGTACTGTTCTGGTTGAAACTTTCTACTCTCTAACTGATTCATATCCGATGAGTCTAATAATAGATTTCCTCTATTGCCGCCGATATCCAAGATGGACGATTTATTCCAGTCGGGTGAATCGTGCATCAAATCAAAGAATCGTAACCTAGGTTGTCTAGGAAATAACGACATACTAAAGTTTCAATACCGTGTCGTCTGGCATTGGTGTATGTGTAGTTTCTGAGTTAATGCTGGTAAGTTGTCCAGCTCCTTTTGGGTTGTGACCGTCTGTTAGGTTTGCAAACGGATTAACTTTGCCTTGTAGCATATCCTCAAAGTAACTAGGTGCAGTAATCTGCTTAGTACGTTTAAGGAACCAGTCAATTTTAGTAGCATGATGCATTCTTGCTTGACTCATGCTTGGATGATTAAAGTCGTTTGGGTCTTCTGGATTGCCTTCCATGTATTCTCTATCTGCAAAAGTTTTATCATCGTTTTCACCAGTAAGGTCAGCTCGGTCGTGTAATACTGTAAACTCACAACGAGTAAAGATGTTATTCATTTTTGCAATTTGGCTAACCCATGTATCATTTTGAGAGTTCATACTCCAACAGTCGCATAGTGTAAACCAATCCATAGGGATAAGAGGGAAAATAGCCATTGGGTGGTCATGGTTATCACTTGGTGCTAATAACTCGAACTCTCCGTTATGTGTATCTACTTCTAGATCCCAACCTTGTGTCTGCATAATTGCATCATCGTTCCAAAGGAACAGCCACTCGCCACCACTACTATGTGATAGTACGTTAACATATACATGCAATTGCTTATAACCCAAAGGTTTAAATACTTTTGCTTTTAATCCACATTTATACGGAGCAACAAAATCCTTTGCTGTGTTTTCTAACCAGTCTAACGACTCTTGGTCGTCTTCATCTATACCCAACATAATTTCAATACGTTGTGGATGTTCTGCGTTATCTAGTAATGAAAGCAAACTACGTTCTAATGCTCCACTTGTTACTCTACCACGGGTGGGTAAAATAATACTGATTATGCCTGGTTCGTTTATTGTAATTTCTGCCTTTTCCATTGTGTTAACCTGTGATTAATTTTCTAATATTTCCACGGAACGTATAATGCCCCACGTGATTAAGTGCTGTTCTAGGATCAAGGAAAACTTCCCCATCCATATCTTGCCAACGTCTGCAGAAAGTATAGTCTTCTGACAAGTAACGTCTGCTTTCTGGATCAATAATACAGTCAAACAATGCATACATGTGTTTTTCAAACTTCTGATCCACATTAATGTCATTTGCGTATGATAGTTCCGGGTGATGATCAAACATCTTTTGTATAACTTCTCTCTGAATACACATAAAGCCTGTGCCAGCATCTTTTAGTTTGATTAAATTGTCTCTAATTTGTATTTGGTTAACTGGTTTGCCATCGTCGTCTTTACAAAAATCAAAGTTTACAACATAGTTTGAGCTATGCCCTTCAATTGTGTGCTGATCTTCTTCTGTGCCATCTCTGGCGGCTTTAATAATACTATTCCAGTTAATTGCTTTCTTAGGATATGCTCCTACTACTACTGGCTTATCGTATGCAACCATTCTTAACATGTCGTTAGGGTCAAATTCGATATCAGCATCAACAAAGAATAAGTGAGTTGCTTCTGGATGTTCCATAAAGAAACTAACTAGTGTGTTTCTGCCTCTAGTGATCAGACTTTCATTTGCTAATGTACTAACAGTAAAATTAATATCATACTGGTTGCATAAAATAGCAAGTTTCATCATACTTCTAAAGTACGGTTCGCCTAACTGTCCGCCATAACAAGGCGTTGCAATAAAGATATGCTTATCACGTAATACTTGAATAGGGATTTCTATTTTTGCGTCAAGCAAGTTGTATAGTACATCACTATCTTGGGCATCTTTTACTGGAAGATCCGTTGATAGTTTGTCTGGGTCGTTACTTGATGATTTTGATTCTTTTTTAGCCATTTTGTAATGTTCTTCCTGTTGTTTTCAATACAATATTTGTTATTATACTATATTTAATCTAACAAGTCAATACAAATGACTAAAAGTGGTTTGAATGTTACTGAGGTTTTTTGCTGATGAATGAATTCAGTTTTTCGGCTTCTGTTATTACTTCTTCGGTGCTTGGCATGTTTTCAGCCTTGCCAGCTTTTGCTTGTAGAATTAGTCTTGCTTCTTGTATAAGTTCCAATCTAATTTCGTACGGTGTCTTATTTGACATTGCATATACTCCTTTGCCTACTAGTTAATAACTAATAGTAATATGTTGCTTATATTTATCATGAAATAAGCATGGAGTTAAAACTATGCTTTGCTATTTAAAAAGTTTGCCGGTGGAGTATTTTCTATGAACTACATTAATATCGCTGAAGTCTTCTACGGCACAACTTAGTACTACTCTATCTATGTTGCTATGTTCATTCATTCCTCTATGGAATATCATTGTGTTATAAAATGCTGGCATCGTTGGCTTGTCCCACTTACATAATATTTCAGTATTTTCCATATCTGTCTTAGTAACGAATCCCATCTTTTCATTTTCCCTTGCAGGAATATCTTTAAAACGTGGGAATGTTGCCCACTGTCCTTCCATTACATCAGCGTTGCCAAATACAGGAAAGTTTAATGCACATTGTCTAGTATGGAATACAGGTCCTTCACAATGCCATCTGCTGTTACAGTTTGCTGGAGTTCGTAACATAAGGATACTGTTAAATCGTAAATGTAATGTATCGCCTAAAAATTCTTTCATGAGCTTAGTAAGTTCAAAATCAACTTCTTCATACAAGTTAACTTCTTTAAAGTCTCGCTTGTTTTGTCCTCTACTATTTTCTTCTACATTCATATAACTTTGGTACCAGTTTGCACTCTGGCTTCTACTCTTTACACCCTGTATATCGTCTAAGTTCTTTTTATCTTCTTGTGCAACCAATCTATCTTCATCTGGAATATAGTATTGAGAAACATCAAATGGTATCTTAGGCATTTCTGGTACTTCGAAATAATATGGTAGCTCGTTTCTCATTTGAATAGTGTTCCTTTTAAATACTTCTTATGTACTATATTTATATCTATGTTTTCAGCAACTGCGATACTACATATTGTTCTATGCTTAGTACATTCCTCATTGAAACTACGATGTAAATACATAGTATTATAAAAGAATCCTCTATTAAGTACTGGAGAAACATATTCGTCTAATACTTCGATATGTTCAACATCTGCTGTTTTAACATACCCCATTCTTTCAACTTGCTCGGGTGCAACATTCCCCCAATTTTTATTATATCCCCATTGTGCTTTAGTTGTGCCTACTTCTCCTTCTACAAGAAAGTTTAATGCACATCTTCTACTGCGTAATGATGGTCCTTCACAATGCCACCAGCCATTTTTGCCTGGTAAACTTCTTAATAAACTAACACTAGTCATTCTAATGTCTAATAAATCGTTAGCCCATGCATTTAATTCTTTACTCATCTCAGCATTTTGTTCTTCGGTCATGCCGGTGCCGTCATTCGCTGTATCTGGTGCATTTTGTTGGTTTGGATTTCCTCCTCCGAAGCCTTCTAAATACCACCCAGCTTCTTTGGAACTTGTTTTACCTTGAGCTAAACTATATACATAGTCGGCATTAGTATCCACTTGTGAATTTCTTTTCATGCCCACGTCCCCTCGCAGGGCGAATTCTGCCGGCAGGATCTGGTTTGCGTTATCTAGATATTTTAACACATCAAACGGAAGTGTTATCTCTGGTACTTCAAAGTAGTACGGCATCATTTGAGTAATGTTCCTGCTTCATACATTTCGTATATTTTTTCTATAGGCTCATTAATAGCCATACTAATAACCATTCTATCGTTGTCTGTGAAGTTAAATACTCTGTGCCAATGCATAGTGTTATAAATGGTCGGCTTGCCAATGGTCATTCTATGTTCTGCAAGTACTTCCATGTTGTCATCTTCCCACCAAGCACCACGTGAGTCATTTGTTTCTAATTCTTCTTCTCCCCTTGTACACCATTGTACATAAGACTTTTCAAAGTCTCCGCTAACCATAAAGTTTAATGCACACCTACGTCCAAACGTATTAGGTCCTTCGGCATGCCATGGGCTACTAGCGTCTTTGTTAGTGTTTAACAGGGTTAAACTTCCTACTGGTATAGTTAGCACACTTTCTAAATAAGTTTTTACAATAGAATACCAATTAGTTGGTACGCCTCTGTACTGAAAGTTTTTTCCGCCCATGCCTGATCCGCTTGGGGATAAAAAGTCCATAGGGTGTTGTACATACTTGCTTTCAACAAGCTCTTGGGGTATATCTAGTTGAGGTAAATCTAAGTAGTATGGGATCATACTACTATTTATATTTAAATCAGCAGACTTGCTACTAAAATAAGCACACTCACGGTGCCGAGAAAGCCTAATGCAACTAATAATGCTGTTATAAGTATTTTAATCGGAGTTACTTCAAAATCTTCATCTTCTGCAGATCCTACCCCTAACAATAATTTACTTATATGTCTAAAAGAGTACATTAGTTACTGCAAAGGATAATAGCATAAAACCGAACACTGTAATTTGTACCAGTGCTGGTATAACTACAAACATCACCATTGGATTAAACTTCATTGCCATAAAGTAGTCTGTTTCCATCCATTCCTTATGTTCTTCCGGTGTTGCGTCTCTCATTTATACTCTCACTATTTCTATTTCGTCATCTCTACACAGACTTTCTGCGATATGCATGTCGTCGAGTATATTAAATACTTGATTCTTTAAACCTGGGTTTGCCTTAGATGATCCTGTTTTAATAACTAGTGGCAAATTCCACATCTTATTAATAACTTCGCTTCTTAACTTCTTACCCAACATATCGTCTGAAATAAATCTGGCATCGATAGTTTCTTTTTCTATCCAACCCATAATATTTTCCTAAAGTGCAGGAGCCAAAGCAAATATAGACGATATAAAAATCGTAAGCAACACTAGTACTTCCATGTGGCTTCGGATTTTTATCAAACGTTGTTTACTCACTACTGTGTCCTACTGTGGCGAGTTGATATGATGAACTTGGGAGAATATTATATACAATATCGCCTATAGTTGATATTTATACAACGATATAGTTTTTGCTTATAAACAGAAGTTTTTAATTAGTTTTAGTTATACTGATGTCGTTTAGGTTATTACAAAACTCGTAAGGACAACGAGTTTCCTCTTTTGGAATTTCCCAATTATCTAATTGCGTTATGTTCCCAAAGTTTTTTGCTCCACACCAACTGCTAATTACTTCGCCATTCATATCAATATTTAAACTATCAAATCCTAATTCACATTTCATGCCTTTGAATTTGTTTAGTCCTTCATTTATAATTTGATGACTCTGTACATACTTTGCTGGAGCATCATCATACATAAATTCTGTACTCCAAAACTTTGGATGATCTTGGCTGTCGTCCGGGTCACCTGATGGTGTATGATTTGGATTAGGTAAAACTCCTGGACGTTGCATTATTTTTATTTCGTCTGGAGTATAGTCGTAGTAAGTTGTTTGCTGGTTATGATTTGCATCTGCACCCAAATACTTGTTGTACATAGTTTTTATTGTTATGTTTACATCGTAGACAGATTGGCGTACTCCATCTGTAAACATGTTTCGTAAATTATCTGCAACTGTACTTAACTGCTCTACTTGTCCGCCAATGCCTGCTATGTTTATATCCATTACAAGTGCATCTTTTAGAGTAGCAACAACATCATATAAATGCTGTTCATCCATTGTTAATGGGTGATATGTTATAACTACGCCTGACAAATATGTTTTAGCTTCTTCCCACCAACGTATAGTTCTGCTACCGTTAGTATATATAGTAACACTTGATCCGTGATATGCTATACGTTTTATTATGTCTTCAAAATTTGGTATAGTAGTTACTTCGCCACCTAATAATTCCCAATGCATAAATCTGCCAGCGGCTTTATAGTGTTCTGAGATTTTATCGACTACGTTTATGTATTGTTCTGTGGACATCCATGGCTTAGTACCATTGTGTAGAATAGGTGGACAGTAATCACAACTGTAGTTACAGGTATTACCCATACTCCATTGTATTTGTACTGCTCGTTCTGGATCTGTAGTATGAGGTCCTTTGACCCAAAGTAATTTACTCATACTTGTATTTATCTATGATTTGAGTTTGTTAACTATATCCGCTAATACTCTTTCTGTTGCCATTTGGTCATAGTCTAATGGGGCATCTACTTTCTTCCATTCAGTATCTTCCCAAACTTTGCCCTTTTGTATCCAGCTGTACACTTGCTTTAGGTCTGTGGGTACTGGAAAGTCTGCATGATGATTTATTATCACTTGCTTTGCTATTTCTTTCTTATATCCAGGCTTTGTGAATCCATGTGTTACGCCCATAAACTCTACAAATTGACTGTTTGTTTCTTGTGCAAATATTTTACTTTTTTCTGCACTAGTCCAAAGGTCATCTGCACCGTGGTAGCATGTAACGTCCCAGTCTTTTGCTTTGTAAAACTCTTGCTCAAAGGGCCATAAGTTCCCATAGCATAATGAAAAGAATGTTTTCTTAGGTAGTATTTCGCTATAGTGGGCAATGACATTTGCTACTGAATCTGCTCCCCAACTAAATCCTACAAATGCTATACGTTGTAAATCTATGCCAGCGAACATATTCTTGTGATTATCACATAAGAACTTGTATGCTTCTACTGTTTCCATTGCTCTCATCTTTGGACTTACATAACTGCTAAAGTCATTCCATCCAATGGCTTCCATGCTTCTGCCTGTAAAACTATCGACACATAATGTGGCAATACCATGTTTACCTAGACTGTCTACAAATAAATCAGTATCAGCACCAAGTCCACCTGAACCATGACTTATAATACATAACGGTTGGTTGCCTTTAAACTTATCTGGTATTGTTAATAATGCTCCAACTCTAATTGGGGTATCGTCCCAAAAGATGTTCTTAGCACTCTGTACATCAAAAATAACTCTTTTTACGTTGTTCACGACAACTCCTTAAATTTATCAAAATGCATATTCCAAACTACTTGTGGAACTCCATAAAATTCTGTCATACCTTCTGGTGTTGCTATGCCTTTCCTTCTCCACCAGTTCTTTGCAACATAATCTGTTATAGTGTTTGCACTTCTAACATAATTATCTGCATAGGCTTTGTTGGCTAGTGTTGTGCCAAATGTTGCTTTACAATTAGATTGTTTCCAGGCCCAGTCACAATTAAAATACAGTAGACCGTCAAACTCAGGCATTTCGCCTCGTCCGTATCTGGTCATCCTGGTCATTGGTATATCTTCCATTGGTATTCTAGAAAGCCTAGTCCAGATACGATAGTATCCTTCTCTATATTCAGGCATATATTGTACACCAGCTACGGCATATATTCTGTTTGTTGGGATATGAATCATACAATGGTATTGTATTTCATCTACTTTCATTGCTTCAGGTGATTCGTTATTAACATATCCTAAGTCTTTTGCTACACGGCAAAATTCTTCCAATTGAGGACGCCATTTTTCGCTGTACTCAATACAGCCTATTTTGCCATCAAAGAAAGTTCTTAAGATTTCTTTATTAGGTTTATCATCCATAATCCAACATCCAATTCATACCATCTAGTGGCGAAACTTAATCTCCTTGGATTTGCATGATGGTTGTTGTGTAAACTTTCACCCCATGTTAAAAATACTGCCCAAGGATTGTTTGTGCTTTTGTTATTCATTTTGTAGTCTGTGTATGTTAATCCTTTAATAGGGTAGTGACCTAGCCAATTAACTATACCACTTATTACCACACTTAAAATACTTGCATTTAAACTTGCAAGTACAAATCTGCCGCCAAACATATATCCGCTTAGTAATCCAATAACTACCAAGTTCAATATGATTAACATATTATAATTTTTATGACACCACAATGCAAACGGATCTAATTGCTTTCTAATCTTAAACAATTCTTTTCGTGCAAATTCGTGGTTCTCTTTGTGAAATATCCATCCAAATAATGAATACCATATACCTTTTGTTGGTGTATGTACATCTCTGTCTGTATCCGTGTAAGCATGATGACTTCTATTATGTATCAAACTCCATGTGACTGGTGAGCCTTGAGCTCCTTGGCATCCCCAAAATAACAATAACTTTCGTATAGTTTCAGATGTTTTAAATGTTCCGTGACTTAGTAATCTGTGGAAGCCAACACTAATTCCATATCCACTGTATAAAAATGTAAATATGGATGTTGCTACCCATAATTCTAAACTACCATTAAATAGACTCCAGCCTAAACTTGCAAGAGCAATTGGAAAGAATATTAAGTAAAATAACATCAGTCTTTCTTCTTGAGTAGATATTTTATAACCCACCCACTCATATCTATTTCACTCCAATGGTGGCTGTTGCTTTGTGCATTCCAATATCTGTGATGATTGTTATGTAGCATTTCGCCCCATGTAAGTATTGCGCCTACTCTATTGTTTACACTATTGTCTTTAGTTTCAAAGTTTTTATACCCAAACCAACTGTAATGACTTAGTGCTGTTACCGTACTTGTATTCATTAGTGTTGACCATATACCGAACACAATACCGTATAGTGCAACTTGCCAGCCAAACAATAACCATGCTAATAATACTGTTCCGTAGTTAATTGCTAAATGATTGTCATTTAAGAACTGGTAGTATTTGTCGTTTACAAATCCGCGCCTAATGTATGTGACTAGCACTCTTCTATCAATGTGCTGGTCGAAATATTTTTGTTCCCTATGCCATGTTAAAAAGGCATGCCAAAATCCTTGTAGTGGACTATGTGGGTCTCCTTCTTTGTCTGCGTTCTTATGGTGTCCAGAGGTATGTATCATAACCCAAGGGAAGATTGCGCCGTATCCATTAAACACACTACACGTTGTCATTATACGTTCTTTCCATTTAGGCATCTCAGTACATGCATGGCCCCAATATCTGTGTAGTCCTATAGCCATTCCCACACATCCAAACAAGAAATATGTTATAAGACTTAACCATAAGTAATTCCAATCGCCGTTGTATGCCATAATAGGAATTATGCACCAGCCTACTAATTGGACCGGTAAGGTGTAAAGCCAAAAGTTTGCTTTTGCTTTATCGTTAAAAAAGTTTGTTAAAGAATTCAAAATTCGTCTCATGGTATGTTTGCAACATCTCCTTCAGCTTTGTGTCTACTTTTACTGTGTATTGTAAACTGGCATACTTCAAGGTTAGTGGGCTAAATGGTACTAGACGTTGACGTAGCTCTTTATCATATTTATCATGACCGAAGTGACTTTTGAGTTTTTCAATGCCAATTAGCTTGTTTGTTGTTGGTTTAATATCAAACCCAGCTTGTTTAATTGTTCGCATCTCATATTGATAATATCTATGTGGTGCATTGTCAACAAATTCCTGTGTTGCCGACTTTAATACTTCGCCATAACTTTGGGTAAACATCCAACTAGTATACATGTCAACATAATGCTCTTGGAAATTTGTATATTCTAGCCCATGGTGTTCAGCCGCATGTTCTTGTGTTACATGTGGAACAAAAGGCATAAAGCCATTGTTCTTAGTTCTTGTCCAATCACTATTACTTATGTGCATCATAAATCCGGGATACACTACGCAACAATCCGGTAGCATGGAAAAGAACTTGCCAACTATAGTCATCTGTGGTTGGGTTGTTGGGAATGTTTCTCCGTGTAATTCAAACTCTTCACTGTCAAAAAATGCAGGAACATCTATATGGAAAAGTTTGTACGGTATATTTCGCTGTTCGCAATATGCAATAGTACAATCGTTTTCACGTTTACTAAGGTTATTACTTAAAACTGGTATTGCGGCTACAAATGGAATGTCTGCCATTGTAAAAGCCTGCATGGCTATCTGTGAATAGATATGTTGTACACTATAATCACACCATACATATAAATCTTTTGTATATTTTTCTCTAATGGTTATTGCTGTCTTAACAGCTTCTTGCATTGGTGTGCCAGGTAATTGTGTAGGAGCATGTAAAAACATTTCTACATTTTGTCCGCCGCCGAATTCACTAAAAGTTACACCTCTCATTCGTAACTCCTATATAAATGTAAGTCGTTTAAATTAAAAGTTCTAATAAATGGGTCGCCTGGCTCTAATAGTTTAATAGGTCTTGCCATAGGCACCCAATACTCTCTCATAGTAAATGGTGGAGCATCGTATGGCTGGTTTAAATATTTTTGTTTACATTCTGCAAAGTCTGGCTTAGTATCTGCGTCAGCACTTATAATGTGATACTCGAATAACTGCCCATTTATGTCTGCTAAAAATCTATGGAACATAGGTACTTTAAATTTAAATGTGCCGTACAGCCAACCACTTTGTGTGTTAAATGTACACCCTCTTGGTACTGTAGTGTCTAGTTGAATGTTCCTTGGGCTTGTAAAGTCTTCTAGTGGAACTCCGCCATACAGTACACTTACTGTGTCGCCTTCTCTAACTGGTAATAAATGCTCTCCGCTAAAGTATCGCAAATTGGATACAGGCATAAATTCATAGTATTTAATTGCTGTGCTGGGCGTTTGTGCGAGTCTAAGAGGCCATGGCGCACTACGAATAGTACTTTCGCTATAAAATCCTAAACTGTAATCTAGTTCTAAATTCTTATTAATCATTAGTTCGCATACTATGTGTGCCGCTTCATGAGTGTTAGGCACATCTGGAACAGTTACATCATATATGTCTATCCAGTTTTGATATTGTCCGTTGTATTTGTTTCCACCTACTCTAATTACACCGTCTACTGCAACTGGGCTTACATCTGTTATAGGTAAGTCTGCATTTCCGCCGCCACAAACAACTAAAAATCCAGCTTCTAATAGTTTTTTAACACGGTAATCTAATATATAGTTACGGTCTGTTGTCCAACTAAAGCATACTATATGGGGCTCTGCCATGCTCAGTAGGTCAAGTTTTTCTATAAGTGGCGCAAGTGTGTCTTCGGTTGTAACGTTGGTGTATGACGTTGTATGAGCTTCGTATACGTCGATATACGGCATATCAGCATTGCTTTGCATACTTAGTATGTCATAGTTGCTTGTTATATAGTTAATTGTACTATAATCGGTCAAGTTCAAATCAATAAGATATGTGTCATGTTTAAATGTTTGAATTATCTCAACAGGGAAAATTGAAATATCTATCGAGGTGTTGAATTGAATTAACAGCATAGTTAATACTTATCTGTTTTTAGGTTATATTATCCGGAAAATACGGTACTAGAGCCAGTGGCGGTATGAGCACACGTGGCAGGGTCGCCTTTTCTAACAACTCCTTTACCTTCAGCAAATACTGTTGTACTGGATTTAACTATAGTTGGAGCAGTGTGGGGAGGTTTGCCGTGAGGTGCAACTTTGTCACCTAGTAAACTTGTTCTTGAGCCTTCTGTGAATACCGTACTTGCACCGGTCCCTAAAATGGAACCTTTTGCTGTATCTTTTCCGACTCTAGTTACTCCTGGCATACTTTTTTCCTAATATACTAATTGTGTCATTATCATTAAAATTGCTAAACATATCATATTATTTATTTATCATCTCTATATTGTTTGAAAGAGCCTCTTACTCTATATGTGAGTTCAACTATCTCTTCTTCAGCTTCTATCATATACAAAATCTTGTCTGCGACATTGTCTGCCGTCAAAGTTGGCAGATCGTTTTTTTCGTCTATTATCGATGATATAAATTCGGTATATACAAACCCAGGCTGAATTATGCCTAGCTGACATTCCGTATCTGGTTGGCTTGAAGCTACAATTGTTTGGTTATTAAGTTTTTTCTTTGTTGCTACATAGTCCGGTGGATGTAATAAAACGTTTCTGTTAATAACATCTCCTCTACTGCTAAAGTATTTCATCAGAGACCCGACTGAGAGAATATGTTTTGATTTATCACGTTTCCATTCGTTAAAGAATAATTCAAACATAATATTTTGCGAGTCTTTTTTTCCAACGGCGTTATTGATAAAGATATCACAATCTCTAGATTGTTCTAGAATTGAAAAGCGTTGTTCGGGATCGTTAATATCATGCTCAATGTCAAAACCTTTAACAGTATAGCCATTAGCTATTAGTAAATCATTAGTTGCTTTACCAATACCATTAAGATGACCAGTGATCGCTACCGTTTTCATCTTAATCTGAAGCTTGTTTCTATTACATGCACGGGTGATTCTATTATATCCAATATCTGCCTGGCTACTTGGGCTGGTTGCATCACTTCTATCATTTCTTGATGGTCTCTGCCAGGTGAAAACATATATTCTTGTGCAAATTCTGTTTTAGTAAACCCTGGTTGTGCTATTGATATTTTGCATAGTATACTTGCATCTAAATGTTTTAAGATAGTATGTTTATATAAATCTTTTTTAGACACTCTGTATATATTGGCACGTCGGCGTTTATCGATAAATTGATGATCGTCTTCATCTTCATTCGCTTTGCCGATAAGCCATTGTGGAGTAGATTTCATTAGCGATCCCATGTTTATAATATGCTTGTCTTTGTCATCATGCCATGCTGTTACAAAATCTTGAAACATATCAAGTTGACTTTCAGGTGAAATGGTACTGGTCCAGGCATTGTTAATAAACACATCACAATCTATAGATTCGTTAACTATATACTGTCTATTTTCAGGAACGCTTATATCCCTTTCTATATCAAATTCCAGTACAGAATACTGATTGAGTTTTAGCAAGTCTACTATTGCTTTGCCAATTCCATTTGATGCTCCGGTAACTGATGCCGTTTTCATAACCTTATAACGAGAACCCTTTTAGTGTTTCGTTGTCGATGTCTTGCTTAGTGCCACCAATAACATACGAACTAATCTCGGTCTCCTGTGGTGCAACTTGGACACTACCTCCTGCTATCCAAGACATTGTCCAAGGTAGAGGGTTTGTGCCAGTGTTGTAATCTGATGCTATGCCTACTGCTCTCATTCGTTTGCCAGCAATAAACTCTACATACTGTTTTAACAGTTCTGCGTTGAGTCCAATAATGCTACCATCTTTAAATAAGTAGTCAGCCCATGTTTTTTCTTGCTCAACAGCATCTACAAACATTTGCTTACATTCGTCTGCTGTTTCTAGTTTAATCTTAGCAAAGTCCTTGTCTTCTAACGGCAGTAACTTTAGCATTTGCTGTGTACTTGCCAAGTGAACGTTTTCATCTCTAGCAATTAGTTTAATAATTTTAGCATTGCCTTCCATTTTTTTAAGTTCAGCAAAGGCCCAACTACATGCAAAGGATACATAAAAACGTACACCTTCTAAAATGTTAACACTCATTAAACACAACCAAATACGTTTTTTGTGTTCGTATTCATCGTAACTTGTAAGACCACGTTTGCGGAGGTCGTTGTAATCCATTAGTCTATCATAGTTTGATGATATACTATCTGCACATTCAACAATCTCTTTAATGTCTAGTAACTCGTCGAACACCTTACTCGGATTCGAGAAGACATTTCTAATAATATGTGTATAACTTCTGCTGTGGATAGTTTCACTAAATGCCCAAGTCTCAATCCATGTCTCTAACTCTGGCAAACTTACTATAGGCAAGAAAGCAAGATTAGGTGAGCGTCCTTGCACACTATCAAGTAGTATCTGTCTTTTGAGATTACTTGTAAAAATATGTCTTTCAAAGTCTGTTAAGTCTTTGAAGTCTTTAGCATCTTTTAAAATATCTACTTCTTCTGGGCGCCAAAAGAAACCTAACTGCTTATCGGTTAGTTTATCAAATTGTTTGTACTTTAGTACATCATACCGTTGGATATCCACATTCCCATCGAGGAACATTTTGACCTTATTGTGGTCACGTTTTTTATTTGCCTTAAATACTGACATTATATTTTACAACTGTCGCAATCATCTTCTTCTATTTCCGTAAGTGGTAATGGATCATCTTTATTGATGTCTATCTCGCCTTGTCCGTCATGTGTATTATTGTAATACAATTGCTTGCCACCATATTTATAAAAAGTAATGATATCTTGTAGCAATACGCTCATAGGAACTTTATCGTCTTCGTAGTGTTCTGGGTTGTAACTAGTATTAACACTAATACCCTGGTCTATATACTTCTGTAATACAGCCATAATTTTTAAGTAACCTTGTGGACTCTTCTGATCCCACAGTAGGTCATACTTGTTTTTCAGTCTAGGATAGCCTGGTACTACTTGCTTTAATACACCATGCTTACTTTGTTTGATACTTACAAAACTGCGTGGTGGCTCAATGCCGTTTGTACTGTTACTAATTTGTGCTGATGTTTCAGCTGGCATAAGTGCCATTAGTGTCGAGTTACGAATACCGTGTTCTTTTAAACTAGCTCTAAGACCTTTCCAATCCATACGTTCTTTATGTTTAACTAATTCGTCGACATCTTTCTTGTATGTTTGGTTAGGTGTAATGCCGTGTCCGTATTTTGTTTCCATGTTCTTAGGACATGCACCTTTTTCTATTGCTAGGTCGTTACTGGCTTTAATAAGTCCATAACTCCATGCTTCTGCCCACGTATCAATTAATTCAAAATCTGGATCTTGATACGATGTATTATTTTTAGCCAACCAGTATGCAAAGTTAATAATGCCTACGCCTAACGGACGTCTGTTATAAGTGCTGAGTTCAGCCGCTCTAACTGGATAGTCTTGATAATCTAGTAGCTCGTCTAATGCTCTAACGGCTAAGTTAGTAATTTTATGCATTTGCTCAGGTGTTTTAATAGCACCCCAATTGACTGCACTTAATGTACATAAACTAATCTCACCTTCTTCATCGTTAATATCATTTAACGGCTTAGTAGGTAAATCAATCTCACAACATAAATTACTTTGATGTATAGGTGCTAGGTCTTCAATAAATGAGCCATGTGTGTTTGCATGGTCAACATTCATTAAGTAAATTCTACCTGTGTCTTTTCTTTCTGTTACAAAAGCACTGAACAAATCAATTGCTGGAATGCTTTTCTTATTAATACTTGTCATACGTTCTGCTTTTTCGTATAACTCTTTAAACTTGTCTTGGTCTTCGAAGAATGAATCATACAGTCCTGGAACATCTTTAGGCGAGAACAATGTGATACTTCCGCCACTTAATAGACGCTCATACATTAATTTGTTAAACTGTACACCATAGTCCATGTGTCTAACACGATTGTCTTCTGTGCCTTTATTGTTTTTAAGTACGAGTAAATCTTCTACTTCTAAATGCCATAACGGATAGTATAATGTTGCCGCTCCGCCTCTTACTCCGCCTTGTGAGCATGACTTAACTGCTGACTGGAATAGTTTAAAGAATGGGATAACTCCTGTGTGGGTTGCATCTCCATTTCTAATAGGCGAGCCAATTGCTCTAATACTTCCTGCGCCAATACCAATACCTGCTTTTTGACTAACATACTTAACAATAGCACTTGTCGTAGCATTCAAACTATCTAAACTGTCACCAGTCTCAATAAGTACGCAACTGCTAAACTGTCTTTGTGGAGTTCTAACTCCAGCCATTACCGGTGTAGGCAAGGAAATTTTAAAAGTACTGATAGCATCATAGTAATCTTTAACATACTTCATTCTAGTATTTGCAGGATACTTACCAAACAATGTAGCCGCAATCATCATGTATGCTACTTGTGGCGTTTCGTAAATTTTGCCTGTGCTTCTATTTTGTACTAGGTACTTGCCACGGAATTGTTCCATAGCCGCATAAGTTAAAAACTCATCTCTGTTATGGTCTATGAACGTTTGTAGTTCATTAATTTCTTCTTTAGTATATAGCTCTGTAAATTCGCTATCATAAAAACCAGCACTAATATTATCGTCGATAATATCGCATAAGCAAGGAGGCGTAAATGTTCCGTACACTTGTTTACGCAAGTGATAGTTAATTAACCTTCCTGCTACATATTGATAGTTAGGATTCTCTTCAGATATTAAATCTGCGGCACTTTTAATAAGTGTTTCTTGAATATTTTCAGTTACAATTTTATCGAAAAATTGGATCTGTGAATGTATCTCAACTTCACTAGCACTCACACCAGTAATACCTTCACATGCATACATCACTACTCTGTGTAATTTGTCTATGTTTAAGTCTTCTGTCGTGCCGTCTCTTTTTATTACCTGCATTGTTTGTGTGCCCAATATTTGTTTCTGCCCTGTAGATTGTTTTACTGCATTATAGCACATCGCTGTGCAATGTCAACTAAATTTTAAACTAAAGGTATGTGTAAGTTTCTTAATTCAACTAATGTAATGTAATGATTCTTAGCTTCATTAGACTCCATTGCGGTTTGAGGGTCTAGATTATACATCATTGAGTTGTATGTAAATACTGCGCCGTCTCTTCCATTCATGTTATTACTTATCACTTTCCAACTTACAAGTTCTGGTTTTAGGTAATTTAGATGACCTAAAGTTTGGTACATTAGAATGGATATAGATGTGGTATCAAAGTGACCTTGCTCAATAAGATCGAAGGCTTTGGGCCAGGTGTCGGGGGAGTAATAATCGAGGTATCTGTTGTGGGGTTTTATGTTGCCAAACCGTTCTACAATGGCGTTCATTGATAGATTTGACTTTCGTAACTCCCTGAATTGCTCAAGGCGAGTCTCTACTGTAGTGTGTTTTTCAAACATATTTTAGTACGCTTAGTTTAGAATGATTTCCATCTTCGAGTAACATACTTCATAGTAACGTTACCAGGAGTTGGAATTACTGTACAAGCCGCATTAACTGTAACTGTACCACTTGCTATAGCGGCAGTAAACTGCACACCATCATTTATTGTAACACCACTATCACCGTATTCTGTGCCTAGGTCTTGTATAATAACTGTGCCTGCGCCAGCATTTGCATTTGGATTAGCTGAGTACTGTAACGTACCAATTTTGCTATAAAACAATCCACCGCTCATTCTAGCATCAATAACATAGTCGACCATCATTGTATCAATAATAGTAGAGTCTGTACCTAATGAACTAACTGCTACTGGTGTACTAGTTTCTGTTAGTGTTATTGCATTTGGTTCACTGTATTCTGCTGTGGCACTACTTGCCGCTGTTGCTTCGTTAGTTAACAATTCAATATTAGTCTTAATAGTAGTTAAGCCTTTAATATTTGCATTTGTTTTTTCAAAGTAAAGTTTGTTAACTAGTTCGCTAAAGTTACCAGCTTCTTCGTGTCCGTCAAAATCTATTTCGCCAGTTGTACTGTTAATATCTAAACTGTATGTTGCAAACGGATTAAGTGTTTCGTACTGGTCGTTCATGTAAACTGTAGTTAATACGTTAGGCTCATGTTCCGCTGTAAGTAATTTTAACCAGTTTTCAAATTTTGCTTTAACAGTTTTTGTGCTCTTCAAATACTTATGTTGAGCTCCTACCGTTAGTGCATCAGCTAGTGCTAAGTTAATACCTATATTGCCCCAAGAATCTATTCCATCATTTGGATCATTGAATAAAAGATATTCAGTTTGGTCACTGCTTCTAACGTATGTAGTATCTGTACTACCAGGAATAAGTGCCGCCTTTACCCAATTGCCATGTGTATTAATATCTGCTACCGCACTATTAAGTGTTTTGTCGCCACTAGCAGGAGCTAGTCTAATTGTTACAGCTGGTGTAACTCCGACGTTTGCTGTAATGTTTGTTAGTACAGGACTAAATGTTCCTGTTACAGATTCTGCTACATCTCCACTAACAACTTCAAATGTATTTGTGCCAGCATTAATAACTGCTGTTGATGTTGCCGCGTTAACAGATCCAACTGCTACACTAAATGTTACGTTTTGTGCTGTTGTTAATCCGTTTTTAGCGGATGTTACCACTACGTTTGTTCTTGTTACATTGTTAAATGGTACAACTGTTAAGTTATTTGCTTTAGCGCCTGTTACTGAGCTACCAGTGTTTGCTACTGTAAATGTAGTTCCAGTTACGCCTGTAATTGCGTATGGGTTACTTGTAAATTCTGTTGCATTAGTTCCTGCAAAGTCTACATAATTGCCAACCGACAATCCGTCCGTATTACCTGTAATAGTAAGTGTGGCTCCGGATCCTGCTGATGTAACTGCTCTAGCAACTGTGAATGCATTTGCTGGAGTGTCAACTATAAATAATGATGTTGCAACATCTGTTGTGTTCTTAATTGGTAAAATCTTTTGGTGTAAGTATCCTGCTTCTGTAACGCCTGCTGGATTCAATCCTTCTATATAAACATACTCGTATGAGCCGTTAGTAGGATTGCTACCCTGATGTGCTAATCCAAGTACTGTAGTACCAGATGTAAATGTTATAATTCCACTGCCTACAACTGATGTTACTGTTGTGCCTGAATATTTAGCGGCATTGTAACTTGCACTTCCGCCATAGTAACTTACGTCTGATGGATTCTTAGCGGCAATAACATTACCAACTGTTACGCTGGCTATATTTGCTATACCTGATCCAGTGCCTACTACATCAATATGTTTTGATGCTAATCCAATATATCCTGTACCTACTTCACCATTAACAAAAACATTGTTATGGTCTAACTTTTGCCATTCTGGAATACCTTTGTTGGCATAAAAACCTGATGTAGTTGCTCCGTTAGTAACTGCGCCACTGGCTGTTAATAAAGCAATAACATGAGTGTTGCCGTAGTATGAAATACTTACGTCTTGACTGTTTGCTGGAGCACTTCTAAAATTAATAATATGATCTGAAGCTGAGCCACTACCACTTATAAAGTTGTAATCGAACGCCGCATTAACTGTAGCTCCTGTTCCATCGTCATCACCAGTCTGTGCTTTGCCACCAATAGTAACAGTTAAGTTTTCTGCATTGAACGTGCTGTTGGTTGCGTTTTGGTTAATAGATGGTGTGCCAACGCCTGTAACATTAGCTGGGAAAACAGTTCTTGTTGCTGTAGTGCCATCTGAAATAGTATAAGTAGAACTTGTAGTTGCGTTCCAGCTTATTTGCTTTGTTGCACTATTAAAGTTACCAGATCCTTTAGGGAATCTAATGTGGGGTACTTCAAACTTAATAATTTGGCTGTTAGCCATTGCCTTAGTTAAATCTTGTGCATTCTGTGTAGTTTCAAATACAACCTGTTTGTTGTATGTGTTACTTGTTGCATCTGCCGTATCGGCACCAATATAAACTTGTCGGCTATCTGTTGCAAACCCGATTTCTCCAGGTCGCAAAGGTTGAGGTAACTCCTGCTTCAGACCCCGTCTTTGCTGGATTCTCGAAATTATTACTTTTAGATTTGCATCGTCGCTGTGTGACACTATTAAACTCCAATCATTTGTTAATTGTATTTATCACTTTTACACAATTAAATTTTGATTATAAGTTTACCTTTGCCATATGCATTGTATAAATCGCTATATACTGCTGGAACTTGCATAATTCCGGCTACTGTATGCTGATTAAATTCAAAGTCTGTGTATTTGTCTTCCATATAATTGTGGAAGTTAGCTAATAAGGATTCTTTATAGTTGCTAACTCCAAATCCTTGAATGTTTACGTTCTTGTATATAGTCCCTAATAAATTTGGTCCAGGTCCCATGTGCTGTGTGTAACTTTTCATTAAACCACACAATGCTATTGTGCCGTTAAGTTTCATATTTTGTATAGCATTAAGCAAATGAGCATTATCAACATTTTCATGATATGCATCAAATCCGTCTGGCACTAACTCCTTGGTTGCTTTATCTAATCTGTCAATAGTTGTATTACTTGACACAATAGCTTTCACACCTAATGTTTCCAACCAGTCAGCTTTTTCCTGTGTGCTAGTAAATCCTATAACTGTGCAACCTTGCATTAATGCCATTTGAGCCAGTAGCACTCCAACTGTTCCAGCACAACCACTAATACCTACGGTCATACCCGATTTAAGTTTCATAATTTCAGTCATGCTTACCCATGCTGTTTTGCCTGGCGTACCTAATACACTTAAATATAAACTTGGGTCTATTGATTGCCATGGTACACGTTGTACCCAATCATCTGCATTAAGTCCAGCAAACTGTCTCATGCCTTTTCTATGGAAAACAATATCGCCGGTGGCAATATCTTCTCTATTACTCATAACACAAACACCCACAGCATCTTCTTGTAAATGCTCTAGAATAAAACTTGAAGCTAATATAGGTTTTTGATTAGGGTTAATTGTGAGATGTGTGTTTTTAACTATACACCAGCCAGGCGTTTCCCAACCACCTAATTGTTTTTCGTCTACGTTTTCTGCAGATAGTGTAAATATGTCTGAGTCGGCCTCAGCTAGAGGCTTTGACGATATAGTCCAATACTTGGAAAGCATTACAAACTACTATAATATAGTTCTAGACGTTTTGTCCATTCTAAGCAATAGTTGTCAAACTCTTCGCCTTCAATAATGTATTCTTTAAGTTCAACATCTCTGCTAACCATAAGTATTACACCTTTACGAATATTAGTTCCATACATCTCGTTATGTGCCATTGCATAAGCACAACATTGTAGGAAATAATCTTGAACCCACTTAGTAGGTTTAATTTTTTTACTTGTCTTGAAATCAATAATTGCTTCTTCGCCGCCATGCATACCAACACAATCTGTTGTGCCTGCATAAAGACCTTTAGCAATAAGTCCAACTTCAGTACCCCAAACTTCATCAACGTCTTTAAATCCTTCGTTAATCATTAAGTTTGTCATATCCCTTGCAAGGATACTTACAAAGTTATTACCCTTAGGTTCCCATTCTTCGCCTAGTATATAATTTTCTAAAGCATTATGTACTTTAGTTCCTAAGCCAGCCGCTTCATTACTTACTCGTGTTGCTTCGGCATCGCCTACACGTTTACGCCAAGCAATTAAGGCTGTTTTGTCTGCTGTTTTATCTAGTACTGTAGTAACACTAGGTACAGGAACATTATCGTCTCCTACATACATTCTGCCTGTTGGAGTTGTTGTTCTGTCTAATTTCTTATATTCGATTTTTTCAGTTAGTAGCATTAAATAATCCTGCAAATTTTTGTTGAGTTAAGTTTCCGTAATGCACACCGTCTGTACCTTTATCTACTAATATGGACTTGTTTTCTCTTATAAACCGTATACTGTTATTACAGATTATAGTGTGTTCAATACCATTTACTTCACAAAAGTACTTAAATGCATTAATACTTCTCATAGTATACAGCATTTTAGTGTCTGTGTCAACCGATTTATACCGGTTTGCATCCTCGCTATACGGCATTAATGCTGTGGTTTTGCCCTTAGGGGACACCAAAAATCGCTCGCCGTGAGGGGCAAACATTAGTACTCGTTTATAAGGATTTGTCCTATATATGTCCATAGCAACGTCACACATGTCGTGTACTGTTGCTCCTGGTATGCCTGCATTATAACAGTTATCTATAAGTGTGGGCCAGGGAGTATCTACGCCTAAACCAAATGTATGACTGCAACCTACTGCAAGAGTGTAATCTGAGTAAGACTCTAATTCATCGTCTCTGTGCCACAGACTGTTTAGTGTATATTCTATTTTACCCGAAGTATCTGTAAAGAATTCCTTGTGTGGTACATGTCTTTCGTATACTGTTGTACGGTTTACGATTGCTTCCATTGTTTCACTTATATGCATTCATATATTTATAGAGAACCAATTTTGTTTTTATTACTTAATGGCTAACAAATGCTCTGCCATTTTATCATGCCAGTCTGATCCAAAGTGCATTAGGTCCCTTGCTGTATGTCTAGGCCATTGTGATATATCATCGCCACTTTCGTTTGCAATTTTAACATTTTTATGCATGTGTTGATAAACAAAATACCAATTAGGGATATGTATATCTTGTTGACCACACCATGCAACATGCATAAATGTATTTGATTCGTACATGCATAATTCTATGTCGTTTACTTCACAGAAGTTGATTATGTTTTGTATTGCCATCCATCTGTACAGTTGTCTAGTATTGTTATTTAAAACTTGAGGGGCATTTTCAAATTGCTTTAAAAAATAATGCCCGCCGGGCGTTATACTTTCAAAGTATCCGGCTTCAGAAACTCCAGTACAACGTTCTGCATGTGGTACTACTATATAAGCCTTTTTAAACTTTTTAGTTCTGTACATGCTTGACATCATCAAGTATGCATCTGTTAGGTTACCACTTATAACTCCTGCATTGTATATAGGTAAGTCTGCATTTAATTTACTGTGCCATAATTCTTCCACAGGCATGCCCATGCCAAATGTATGACTACACCCGAACACAGGAATAAATTCATTATCGTTTAAGTCATCTAAACTCATAGCATTTCGTGTGCCGTAATTATTAAGTTTGTATGTTAGCTTTGGAAAAGCATCGTACCATCCTTGCCTATCTACACCCAAAAGTGTTTGAAACTTGGCTTCTTCTCTTTCAGCACGTTTAGAAAAAGGGGAGTTTACGTTGGATTGCTGTGATCCTGGCTGAAGTGAATTAATACTTGGCAAGGGATTTTTTAATTCACTTATAGGTTTTGACCCTTGATTCGATATAGTCTGTTTCATTATTCCTGCATTGTCCCAATACACATCAAAATTTATATATGGGATTTCTGTAGGTAATTCTGTTGGGTGGATAGTAAAAGTATTATCTTCATTTTTAATAAGATCATGCATTATATCTAGTATTTGGTCGTTTTTATAATTACTTGGATCTCCACCCCTTGTTATAGCTTTTACCATACTTAGAGATATTTCAAGATGAGGTGCTTGAAACTTATCAAAAATTTGTTTGTCGAGGTGCTCTGCCGCTTTTTGAAGTCGTTGATCCATACAGTTATTTATAATGTATGTAATTGTTTATATGTTATTGTGGTAGGCTGGTATTGACATCTGCCATAGCTTGGTCACTTGCCATGTTATGTACGTCAACTTGAGGTTCCATATCTCCAGCTATTTCTGGATCTAGTGATCCTTTTGGAGTTATAGTATTAGCATCAACATTGGTTACTACATCCATGTCTGTTAATGCTTTTTGTAATTCAGTGACACTCAACAAAAAACCGTCACTTGCTAGTGATTGTCTAAATTCTTCTGTTGGGATAGTCGACTGCTCGTCTGAGTTGTACTGGGCCAATCGGTCCATTACAGCACTTTGTAGGTCATCGAAATATGCTTCCAGTAAAAATACTTCAGCAATTTTCATAATTAAATCTCTACTGGTGCTCTACCTAGTGGCTCATCTTCTGGGCCAGCCGCGGCAGGTTCTGTAGTATCCATAGCCATGTCGTCAATGCTTGGCTCTTCAGTTGGCATTGGCTCTTCGACATCAGCAAGTCCCATATCTCCACCAGGTGCGCCTAACGGTGCCTCGCCAGTAATTTGTGCTATTGCTGTTTCCATTGCATCCTTAGTAGCCTTTGTTGCTTCTAAGTGTGTTGACAATGTTGTTCCCATTTGTGAGTTAAAACCAGAGGCTACTTCCGCTCCCATTTCTGCTCTCATTTGGTCAGCAATTGCAGGAACATCTTCGTTCTGCATTTTGCCTAGTCTAGCAATCATATCTTGGATATCGTCTGCTAAGGCTCTTGCCGCCATAACAACTTCTGCTTGTTCTACGTCTACTTCTTCTGCTAACATGTTGTCGATGATGTCATCGAACATGCTTTCTTTTTTGGCGTCTTTAGCCGCTTTCTTCATTGGCTCGTTTTTATCGCCGTCTTTGTCTAGGTCTAAAAAGTCAGGCTTATTTGCTTCGCCAATTTTAGCACCAAACATTTGGATGCCACTTGTTAGTGCATCTTCTTCTAAACTATTTAAAAATCCAGCTACTGAATCTCTGCTCTTACCACTTACTGATGCAAACATGTTTAACTTTTCTTCAATAGCATCAATGCTTGATGGATCAGTTAACTCTACACCACACTCTTTTGCTAATGCACTAAGTAAGTTCTCACCTAAATCTGTGCTTGGAGCTTCGTACATGCCTTCATGTGTTGAACCACATGACTCATAGTAGTCTTTAGCCGCTTTTAAAACTATTGGTAATACAAAATCATCATCATACGCAAATCGGGAATCTTGTCTGAATCTGTTCATGCATTCTGTACTAGCTTCGTCCATTGTATAACCACTGTCCATTAATTGCTTAACAGTTTCTTGGACTTCGTTCTTCATGCCTAATGCCGCAGGACCTTCTGCGTACATGCCTTCTGCCATCATAACATCAATAACATCTTTAACACCTAGATACTTTGCATAGTCTGGGTCCAAGTTAAATTTCTTATTAGTATTTCTTAATGTAATGACTTGCATTTCAGCTTGTTCTCTAACAGCTTGAAGTTCGTCTTTGGTATGGAAGCCGCCGACTTTAACGCCGTGTGCTTCTTGTAGGTATTTGTTAATCTTTGCAATCTTTGTTGCAGGAGATTGATTAAAATTTGTTATTTTCATAGTATATCCCGATATTATAAATTTGTTAATTGTATTTATCAAATAAGAAGAATTTTTTAACGAAATGTTGCTATGTTTGTGATACCCTGTGAGTAATGGGTCCTGTTAATGTATAAACTGCCAATATAGTCGTCTTTTAAATACAAATATTTGCCATAAGCATCTTGCTCTCTGGCTTCAACTATACACACCTTTTCAAAGTCTTCAGTAACTTCAAGTGTGTGGTGGTAAAATCTAAGATCCATTATTAACTTATCTAGAGCAGGTTGATGTTTAGCTACTGTTAAATTTAGTTGCTTAATAAGTACTGCATGGTCTTTTATAGATGCTTTATTTAAAATTTCTTTAATTGCATCAGCGGCTTCTGAAATACTAATATCGGTATATGTAATACGTCTATTCTTACTATCAATTACTTTATAATAAGATTCCTTGGAACCAGAAACAAAATACAAACCTTTAGTTGCTACATTGTTTACAGTAGTTTCTAGCCTAGTTAAAAGTTCTTTTTTCTTCTTAGCCGCTAAATTGCTTCTAAGTTTCTTAGGTTTGGTCTTGGTCTTGGGGGTAGGCTTTGTATTTAATTTTACCATTTTCATTCACCTTTAATACTACACCTCTTTGACGTAGTTGGGTTGCTGAGTAAAGCTCAGATTCATTTAAGTCACACTCATATATACCGTTTTCGTGACGTAATCGGTCAAAGAACTGGAATTCTTTTGAGTGGACTATCGTGGAGCCATTTTTTGATTGCAAAATTCTCATAAATTATCTTTTTATGATTGTGGACTTAGTCGTCGTTTCTGTCTTTGGTCCAGGTTTCTTTTTGCCGCCAATTTTTTTAGGCTTCTTAGGTCGTTGTACTACACGCTGAACATCACTAGTTAATGGTTTTACCACTGTAGCTATTGATCCTGCGGAAGTCATTCCTCCCATTGATTCATTTACAAATATTTCACTAATCTTCATACTTGTATTTATACTATTAACTATATAATGGCTGTTTTAAACCGGGGCGATATTTAAAATACCCATCCAAACTTTCTAGTCCGGCGGTCTTTAAACCATGTACTCGCTTATTAAATAAGTTATAATTATGTACAACATCTATTGCTATCTTATCATTAAGTGTTTGCCATGCAATAGGGTTTGCTTTAGTGTTTTTAAGTGTATTGAGTGCATCTATTATACGTTTAATTCTACTAATAATGTTATGGTCTACATTCATTAGTTTATTATCTATGATATAATCAAAAGTATTATATCCTAATTCATTAATGTAGTTATATACGTTAGTAGGGCCTAACACAATAAACGGCTGACACATAATAATAGGCTTATATATTTTTTCTGACACAAACAAGTTGTTATCAACAACTGATTCCGTTACTACGTTTAGATCGCAATCAAATAAATTGTTAATAAATTCTTCATCTGCAGACAACTCTTTCATATGAATACTGTCTTCACTAGGATTGTCTAATATAATAGGGTAATGTTCTTCTAACTTATCTAGCCATTTTAGCCCAATCTTAAAATCTGCTTTAGAGATTGTTTGTTTAATCAATTCTTCGCTTAAATACGTTATTGTACTACCATAAAGCTGGTCATATGGCACTCTAGGACTACTACAGAAGCCGTCTAAGCCGCTTTCGGCTATTGCTCCGAGCAATAGTGCTCTATAAGGCTTAGGTGCATTGTTTAAGCAACTAAAAAGAAACTTTTTAGATAAGTTCATTTCAATATCGAATACTTCTGCTTCTTCTTTGAATAACAATGGTGCTAACATAGGTTGTAGTTCTTCATGCAAATCGGTCATAGCATCTTCTAAATAATTATCAGCTGTAAATGTAATAAAGTTAGTATAAGGTGTTTTTGATTGGAGGTCATTTATATTTGTACTGCTATTACAATAATATGTTTTAGTAGAATCTAATTCATAATGACTGACTACTTGTGATATAAACTTAAACATGTAATCATCACAATGCCCTTCAGCACTATTATCAAATACTATAACCGAATCTGTCTGTTGCATGTATCCTGGTATTAATGGGTTGCAAGTATACCGGTGTTGTTCCCATATCTCATATAATTCTTTAGATCCAATCCCATCAAGACTAATTACATAAATTGTTTTAATGCCTTTATGTAACTCATTTAAAGGTTTCCAGTAATCAGACAACTGTGGGCACATTCCGTACAACGAAGTTCGGGCATGTGTTGGTACATGTTCTAATAAGTTAGCCTTATTACAACTGTATAAAAAATTAATAAACGGATTTTCAATGTCAGCAAATTGCATAACACTATTTAACAAAGATTTGTTAAGAATCTATCCAAAGATGGCTACGATCTCTATGCTTAACCGTGCCCATTGTAGCATAACTGTCGTACAATGCATCGTCTACTAATCTACAATGCACATTTGCTGGAGCATATTGACCTACTGCAATAGGATGATATTCTAACCAGTTAGTAACAATAAATGATCCTTTAAATTGTTGCTTTATCTGTTCCATACAAGGATCAAACTGATCTGGTAATATATGCTCTAAACTCTCTACCATTAAAATAGTATCAAACTTACTATAATCTATTCCTTCTACCGAATGTAAAGGCATATTAATAAGATTAATAACTGGCAATATAGAACAAGTACTCGGAAAGTATTTTCTTGCTGTTTCTCGCAAGTATTCTTGAGCATGTTCGCCTGGCTCTACAACTACAATAGTTTGTGCTACGCCTAGTTGTCTTGATATTTCTGCTAGGACCGTTACTACTTCTAATCTGCCGCCGCCTATTTCTAATATATTTTTAGGTATGCGAGTATAGTTGTCTTTAATAAAATCTATTTGGTCTTGGGCAGAGTATACAGTTGTGATATTGCGTGAATCGTATATGCCCGGGTGCTTTAATTGAAGGTTTTCAAATCTATTATGTACTTTAACCTGAGGGAACGTTTCTATTAGTTTGGAATAAGGAATACCGTATGCATAACCTATTGCGGCTAAGGCATCACCAAATTTTAACATGCCTTGTGAGTAACTAATCCTTCCATCAGAAGTATCCATAGTTTGTTTACTATAAATCTTACTGTAGTCTAGTAACACCCTTACTTAAATCCGAATGCAAACTTGCCGCCAATTCTTGAACTGTAATAATTTTTACTACCGTCGATTTCTACTGTGCCTTGGAAGTTTGGTGGATAAACAGCGTCCCATCCTGTTACTCTAGCATCTTGTCCGTTTTTACCCATCTTACAATATAACTGTACAATGCTTGATTGGTTAAGGAATGCTACGCACCCTTGTCCAAACTCTGGTCCTGCTCCGTTAATAAGTTTTGTTACTTTCTTAGCAAGTAGAGCCACTAGTGCATATCCTACATTAAAGCCTGGAACATCTTGTCTAGGTGTTCCGTAGTTAAACAATTCAGTTGCCGCCGGACTAATGCCTGCGTAATCTTTTTTGCCTTCTTTAATATAGCCGTTTATTTCTTGTTCTAATCCTTGTGGCAGTTGTTGATAAAGTTCTGCTAATCTAAATGGGCCGTCTTTTGCAGTATTGGATTGTACAATGTTAACAATGTTAACGGTAGTTTGGTATTGTGCTTTCATTTCATCTGGCGCTTTAGCAATCGCATCATATATGTTCTTAACACTTGCTTTTGCTCCTTTGCCGCCCTTACTACTAATACCTACTCTAGTACCGTCTGGTGCTGTGAAGTAACTATCGACTAGTGGGGCATTCATTGCCATGGGCCAAAATATACTACAACTTGCCCACGGTTGACCACTTAGTAAATCATCTCTAGCGGCGTCTGCCTGTCCACCGACCATTTCACTCATAAGTGCTACTGGTCCCATTATCTCACCAAAGTAATCTCTTAATGCTGGTAAGTTTGCTATTTGCCCTGTAAATTCTGGATGTTGTTGGGTATGTATAGTTTCAAGTGCCGTTACTAATGAATCAGATAGCTCTGTACCAGCCGAGTTCGTCTTCACTGCTTGTATGACTTCTATGACCCCGTTAAATGGATCATCTGTCTTAATCAAGTGTTGTGGATCAATCCCTATATCCAGTTTCATTGCTCCGGCAGTTTGTAACTTCCATCCAATTGGCACTTGGCTGTTACCCCATTTACCCATCATGTCTGCTGTCTTTTGTTTAAAGTATCTGCCCCAATATGTTATCTTATCGTCTAACATAGGATCTGTTAACATTGCTAGTCCAAATGCTAAACTACCATTATTAGGATTATTAGTCCACTCTACTTGTATGTTGTTTTCTTGTTCTAATTGTTGTATGTAAGCATCTCTTAATTCAGCATTTTCAAACTGCATCTCTTCTAATGGATACAAATCAACTTGTTGAAACTCCAACTTGTCGTCACCTTTTAAAAATGTATCTCCGGTAACCCTTCCCATTATGCCTTTGGATTCAACTAATGCACGAACTTTGCTTTTGCTCCATTCTTGTAAATTAATCTGTTTCTGTTCTTCTGTGGTTAATGCTTGGATATAATGTCTCACTACACCTCTAGCACATGCATCGTCACCTGAACCAGCTCTAAGTCCTCTAAAGTCTGTTAACATTTGTGGAATTGGAATTGCTTCGTAGGCTAACATTTGCTTTTTAAGATCACTTACAGGAAAATGGTCTGCTAGTATCTTATTCAGTATGCGTATTTTATTTAAGTTAGGCACACCTTCCTTCATTAGTTTAGAGATACGTGGCTTAAATACTTGTTGATTGCCTTTAGTAGTTTTAAGTAAAGGGTGATTGTTCTCGTCTTTGTCAAAGCCAGTTACTTCTGCTTTACGGTTCTTAAACTTGCCTACTTTAACTTCATCACCTACTTTAATTTTAGGCAATGTTAATGTGTCTGTAACATCTTCTAATGCGGCTACACCTTTTGGTGTTGGTTCATTACTTGGTACAAAAAACTTATGCTTACCTTTCGTTGCTCTCTTTAATTTATAAGTAGGCATAGTTTTGTAATCTGGTACTCCGCCTCCTCCAAATATTTCATGTATTGGGAAGTAGTGGCTCATATCGGTTCTTGCCAACACATCTTGTACTACTTGACTTGCTTCTTCGCCTGGATTGTGCATGAAGTTTCTAAGTTCATAAGGACTGTTTAAATCATCATGTGATAACTCTCTAGCATATTCAAACATAGCACTTGCTAAATCGTCATAGCCTGAATACTGTCCTGGATGTACGCTGTTTAACCATTCGTCGCACTTATCTTTCATTAATGCCTGAATGTCTGATCTTTCTTCGCCTTCTGTAACTGGTGATAATGATGTTGTATTTGCCGCGAGTGTTTCAAACACTTTATTTAATTTACTGTCGTTAACTTTATCAAGTAAGTTTAATTGTTCTTCCAGTGGTAGTTTATCAAATTTGTCAAACACACTTTCGTCATGTGGAATGTGGTTAGCCGAGGAGCTTGCCAGTGGACCCTGTTCGTAAGGGACCTCGCCGTTCCGAAGGGCTTCGGTTCCCCTTGAATAAGCGTTTTGGAATGTAAGGATAGGTGGCTGGTTGGCATTGGAGCCTCTCGTTGCACCGCCTTGAAAAATCACCAGCAACACTGCCTCTTTGATCGATAGTTGTCTTTCTGGGTTATTTAAAAACGCAACTAATTCATTTACTGGTGCGCCTGCTGGCAGATACCTTTGCATGCCGTCACGCATCATTTTGTCAAATACTGGATAGGCGGCTCTTGCTATGCGAAATGGCGCCGTTGGACCATCGTCGAGACCGTCCATTGGTAACTCAGTTACACCACGGGTACGCTCAACGCCTGCATTGTTGCGGTCTGGATTCGCTAATGCCCATGATGCCGCACTTGCTGGTTCAAATGGTTCTCCATTTGGAGCGTTAATCTCTTCTCTTGGTAACAATGGTGCAAAGTTATACGGTGCTAAACCTTCTCTGCCATCGCCTTTCTCTATAACTTGTACGCCCATTTCTTTTAGTAAACGTAGGTTAATTTTTTTGTATGCACTATCTAAAGTTTCAAAACGTATGCCATATACCTTAGTGAACTTATCAAGGATTGCTCGTATTCTGGTTTGTCTCCAGCCAGCTTTACTGAAGTAATCTTTGTTAGTGAACATTTCATAGGCTTCGAGAGCTATAAAGTAATGTGCATTTGGTATAACTAATACTCCGTTGGTGCTACTTCTAAACATACTACTATTAAAATTAAATTGTCCATAAAATTCTGGAACTGGTTCATCCATTCCTGGTGTGTTTTGAGTGAAGTTGATCATTTCCATGATCTCGTTAAGAACATATACCTGACCACCATAGTTAAATGCTGTGATAGTCGCGGGCCACTCTCCATGATTTGCTATTTGAAATTCTTTACCTTTTTGTACTTGATTCAGTTTACTATCTATTGCACCTGATTGGCTACTGAATCCTAATTTCTGTGCTATAACATCTAACCCACTTAACCATTTTGAAATCGCATCTGTTCGTGGCTTCATTTCTTCCATTTGTTCGGGTGTTCGCTCTGATCGATTAAAAGTATCAAACGCATCTGCTAACCAAGACCTAACATGTCCATAAACTTGCGGTATTGCGTTATCATCAAACGGACTAGCTGTATAGTTTGTTGCTTCTAAATCTTTCATAATCTCAACTATTCTATCATGATTACGTGGCGGCATAACGAAGTTTGGAGCATCGCGAGATGGTTCACCGGAGAACCCACCCTCTTCGACTACAGCTTTAAGTAATTGCTTTGTACTGTTAAAGACTTGTTTCAAACTGTTAATATATAATTCTGGATTTGTGCTGTTTAAATTACCTAATGCATCCATACGTCTATCTAATTTACCAAACATAGATCTCATAGATGTATTAGCGTATGAGTCGTTACTGACATTTCTTGCATCATATGATCTTGCAACAGGCTTATCCCATGCAGGATATGATTTTAATCGTTTAAGTAGTGTATCATAATCCTTAGCCTGTATAGGGTTACCAGCTGAGAACCAGTCGCCTCTGCCACCTGCAATCAGCCGATATAAGTTTTCATAGGTAGTCGAGTTTGATTTCGTTACATCGTTAAATATACGTTCAACATCGTCTTCATGCGTATTTCCTGAAGCGTTGATTATTGCACGGGCCAGTTCTTTATCAGTTAAATGACTTTGATCTTCAGAGTTTATTGCGTTCCAAACTCCTGTTACAATTTTTTCAACTTGCAATGGCGATAACCATTCTGGCGATTCAATTATGTCTTTCTTAAATAATCTATCGACGCCATTTTTAACTCTGCTAAATTCGGTCTCTTGGTCTGCAGAGCCTCTAGCAAATTCTATCTGCTTGTAATTTCTATTTACAAATTCAGAAAGTGTTTCATATGTTAATTCAAATTCGGATATTGTTTTTCTCAGCACACCAATTGCTTTGGCATTAACCGGAGTTCTATTCATGTTTTGATTTAAGTCATACCCTGCCTGTGCAACTGCGGCACTAAACATGTTTTGAGCTTCTTTTAGATATTTAGGTGCCTGCACACTTGGTGGTCTTTTTTGAGGCTTCATTATTTCTATTGCGGCTTCACGTGGTGTAGGTGCTTCCTTTAATCTTTCGTGTTTATCACCAGTCTGTTCTTCCCATTGGGCTACTCGCTGTTCCCATTTTGCATCAGCATCTGTTGCCATATTCTCTCTGTAGTCGAATAAGTGTTTAAATGCTCGAGCTAACGTTCCTACACTTTCCATATAATGATCTTTGCCAAAGAAACCTTTTAACACATCAACGACAGGGTGATCTAAATCTTCGTATCTACCTTTAACTCTGTCCTCAAGATCATTACTAATTTTACCAACGTTATTGATTAACTTAAATAATGCTTTTACATAATCTTGTTGATGATCGTCAGTGTATGCCGCCCTAAGTGTTTCTGCATAACGCACAGTTGCCTTAACAATTTTTTGTATATCTTCGTGGTAATCATGACCGCCTGCAATTCTAAATTCTATAAGATTGTAACCTGACTGATTATCCGCTTGATTTTTAAAATTAATTGAACTAAACTTGTCACTGCTTATAGCACCTTCTAAAATTTCTTCAATTGCTTGTATTGTTTTTGTACTGTTAGGATTTGCTTTAAGTTCAGCCGCTTTCCTTTCTAATCGTTCATACTGTGATTTAGAGTAACTGTTATTTTCTCTACCAAAAGTACTTGCTATATATTTGTCGCCTAACAACACAGCAAGTTTTACTTTATTAACATCTGAATTTGCAGGCATGTCTTGTCGAGTTGGGTCTAAGCTCATAGTAACATGCAAGCCAGTTGACCTATTTGTTTCTACATCTCTGTCTGCTAGTAACTCAAACAATGATTTTATTTCTTCAAGCATTACTCTTGGTGTATTATACACAGGTGATATAATCTCTGCTCCAGCTCCATCGCCTTCGATACTGCTGTCGTCTTCTAATCTCCAGTAGTCATTATTAATACCACCGGAATGATATTCCCCAACTTCAAATTGCGTGGACTGACTATTGTCATAGGCCCATGATCTTAGTTCTTCTCCGATTCCTTCAAGACCGGCCTCGTTATTATCAGCGAGCCAAATTTCAAACTCGCCTAACATCGAACTCATGCTTCCATAGGTATCACTTACCCAATCCGATATAGATAGGTCTTCCTCTGCGGCTTCCATGGCGGCGTCAAATACTTCTCCGTTATCCCGGATGTCTTGTTCTAACCATTCGATGAATTCGTCTTCCATTTCTTCTTCAACAATTTCTCTCACCCAGTTCATGTACTCGTAGCCATCTTCTATTCTGGATTCATATTCTTCTGGATTGTTGGATCGAAAATCTTCTTTGTATCTCTCTACTGCATATTCTGTAGGGCCACCTTGCGAATCAACAAAATTTTCTATGTATTCTGGATCTTCTTTACGTTCGGTAACTAACTCGCTTATAAGGTCGCCTTCATACTCGTACATCTTGTCTTCCATGATCCAATTACGGTATGCTTCGTTGATGTCGTCTAAGTAACTTCTACCAAATTCATCCATAATTCTGTCTTCGATATCGCTCCAAGACATGTCATCAATATCTTCGCCGTAATTGGCATCAGAATCTACATAGCCTCCCCATACTGTTTCTGCTTCAAATCCACATTTGATAGGAGAATCTAACGCTGATTCAATTATTTCTTTAGTGTTGAAGTTTAATTCGAATAATTGTTCTTCACCTTGCTCTTGCATCTGTACTTTTCGTGCAAGTTTTTTAATTTTTTGTTTAACTGATGATACACTGTTTTTGCTTTTAGATGTTTTTCGTAAAGCGTTCTTATGAACTTTTTTACTGTACTTGCCGCCTTTTGATTCTGTAATTGGCGCAACTGTTAATTCTTCATCAGGGTCTATTAGTGTGTACTCTCCTTTAGGATCTTGTACAACTAATTTTTTAAGAGCTGGGCCTTTGCCAACTTTACTTACAACTTTACCTGCAACTTCGCCTTTATCATCTAAGTATTCAGCGCCGTCATCAAAATCTTTTGCTTTCATTAAAGTTGGTGCAACTGTATCTGTTTCAGGATCTCCGATATCAGGAAGGTCTAATCCTGGTGTTACTGTTGGGCTACCTAAATCTTTTTTAGGTGCTTTAGTAGGTGCCGCTGTTGCTTTTGCAACTGCGCCGGTAACTTGTTGTCCCACAGGAGTTGGAGCACCAGATTGTAGTCCGTATTCCTTGAGTACACTGTTTAACGTCCTTACATCCGTAAACTTCATATTACCTTCTTCTATTACTTGATTTGTTTAATGTTTTTAGCCTTCTACTAGCTGGATTCATTCTTTTTGATCTTTGTGACTTTCTAGACATCCTAGCACCCATCTTGGCTTTGGTTCGTCTTAATACCATACGTTTTTTAATATCTACTGGTTTATGACATTGAGCCGCATTAGATACTACTCTACCTTTACGTCTGCCACTAGTACATCTTACGGCACGTTTAACTTTATTACCCATTTTGCGCCAAACCATTCTGGCTTCGACAATCGATTCTTCTGTAATTTCTTCTAATCGCATTTTACCATTTCCTGCATGACCAGTACCTGGCTTTTGTTTTTGGTCCTGGATTCTCGCAATTGTGTCTTGCTCTAAAACTTTTTCTTGCTTTTGGATTGGATTTTCTGATACGCATTGTGCCGCCTTTAGCGTCACCACCTTGTCCAAAGTTTACTTTTTTAACATTACCTGTTTTAGGATCTTTGACATAAACTTTAAACTTTTTAGAATCGCCTTGCATAGGCTTGTTTAGTTTAACCTTACGACCTTGATATTCTGCTTCGAATACGTTTTCTTCGCACTCGCTATACGCTAATACTCCAAACTCTTCATGAAAACATTGTCCTTCTTCTAATGTTATCTCATCACTTGGATTCATATATTCATGTATTCTCATTAGCCACCTGCCAAAGTAACGCCTATTGCAATTACAATAGTAACTAATGTTGTAAATGTAGTACCAACAATTGCTAGTACCCAATTTTCAATTTTATTTAATCTTTCTTTAGTATCTACTTTAAACTCTCTAAGTTCTGTAGTAATACTTTCTATCCGAAGCATATCAGCAATGATATGAGCTTCTAAATTTTCTTTATCTGCGTACACTTGTATCTCTGGTACTGCATCTGGGTCTAGTTTCTTAGCCATTTTATAATAAATCCTGTTTAGTGAACTCCATGTTTATGGTGCCCGTTGTATCTAATGTTCCGCTGTTAAGCACTATGCCGTTAAGTTCATTAACTAAAGTTGCAACAGTATGTGCATGTGGCACTTCTGTAGCAAATTTAAATATCCACCCGGCACCTGTCATAGTTGGTGCTCCATAAGTTTGTAATAAGTTTGTACCAACTCCATTTAGTGCTACAGGATTATTCATCACTACAGGCATTGCCCTTAATCCTATTACTTGTACAACACTTTCAAAATCTTTTTGAGTGTTATCGTCATAATCACCGGTTACAGTTATGTCAATTGAAGTAAACAAAGTAAAAAATTCTATATTACCTGTTAGTGCTTCTACGGAGCCCATTGCCCCACCTCTTATTAAACTCATGTATGTCTCCTGTGTATTCTTACAACTATTTATCACTTTATCAGTTTTTACTATACAGAAATTATATTCAAAAAAAAGCACTCCTAAGAGTGCTTTTAAAATGTGACGCCTTCCGTTGTCACGAACCTAAGGTAGTTAGGATATTTTTAAACTACTATGCGGCGCTGAACGAAGCTAAATCGCGGATTACAACTGTCTGTGCTGATAAATTAACACCGTCTATTGTACCCTTTGCTTGTAATCTTTTTGTCAATGATGCCGCGTCTATATTAACGCCGTCAACGATTGCAAAGATCTTACCAGCTGTGCCTGTTGAGATGTAAAGCAATGGTGAAAACTCTGATACGATGTTTTCTACTGCTCCGCCTAAACCGTCTTTAGCCGCTAATGATACACCTGCATCGATTTCGATCGCTGTTACTTGTGCTGTTGAAAATGAAACTCCATGGGCAAAACCTGCCCCTGCTACTCTTACTAATGCCATAATATGACTCCTAATTATAAATTTACATATCTGTGGTCTTTGTACCACTACCAAATTAAATTAGATATGTATTCTGGTTACTTTTATTTATCTAAATGTAGAGTTTATTCGTATGTTGCATAAAGTTAAACTCATAAAAAAAGCACCGTAAGGTGCTTTTTAAATGTTTGTGATTTAATCTTAAAGAGTAAATGCTACAACAGTTACGTTAGCCCATGTAACGCCATCAGCGTCTGTAAGAGCAATTACAACGTCTTCCAAATGAGCCGCTAGAGCTTCACTGTTAGTTCCGTCATATTTGTCTGTTCCATGTGTGCCTTCGAAAAGAACCTTAAGTCCTTGTCCTGCTCCACCTGTTGCGTCGACTGTGCCAACTGCTACTGGTGTTAAGCCTTCGTTACCGACTGCTTTTAAAAATATATCTAATGCTCCGCCTACAGCCAATTTAGCTGAAACGTCAACACCGAAATCTACTTGAACGCCTGCAAGAGGAAGACCACTATAGTGACCTGGTGCTACTGCGGCGCCTGTGTTTTGAGTTTGTGCCATGTTAATTCTCCTAGAATTTGTTAATGTTACGTTTATTTATGCAAAATAGGAGATTTTAAGAGTGTTTTATTGTAGTTAAATAGGTATTACTTCCTTCGGGCTCTATCACCCATTGCTACTATCTCGCCGGCGGCTTTATTGAGATATTTTGATATCATACTTCCTTTAGCGGCAGATTTGCCTGCTAAACCATCAACTTTGTTGAAATCGTCCCATTTGTCTTTCATTACGTCAATCCCGTTCTTGCCTGGACCAGCTTTTGCTTTTGGGCCGCCTCTATAAGCATTTTGGTTACCTATTTGTCCGCCTCTAGTTTTGGGTGAATCTGATGCAGTGGGTGGAGTTCCTTTTTGCTTTATTGGATTGAGAACCTGCTTGGGGTTTCTATCAGCTTGTCGTTGGTTTAACGCCCTATCTTGTTGGTTATCTCTACTACTATTAACAGCCGATAGTGCTTGAGCATGTGCTTGAACAGGATCTGCACCGCCTTGGTGAAATTCAAGTGCTTTATTATATACCATGGTGGCTATGTCTCCTTTTGGCTTGGATACTGCTTTCCACTGGTTATGTATTTGAATTAAACTTTTTTGAGGCGTTTCTATTTCACTTATTTTCATACAACTATTTATCCTTATGCCTTTTTTCGTCCACTTGCCCAATACCCTGCGATTGCGCCAATGCCGGCACCTGAAACAGATGATATTTTACTTGATACTCTTGGCAAGATTTTACTTCCTGCATAGGCACCAACTGCCGTACCAGCGGCACGTTTAAGCGTCGATGTTTTTGGTATAGGTTTAAGTTCCTTTCTAGAGCTCATTGAACTTACTTGAGTAAATAGCTCACTGCCTCTTCCTTTTAATCTCATTAACTGGATTATTTTACTAACAACTAACTGTCGTTGAGCAAATTTTAGACTGGGCCAACTTATAATTAATCGTCTTAACTGTTTAAGTATTGGATTTTTAATTTGTAATTGTGATTCGAACCTAAACAGAGTTGTTGTAATATCACTTTTACTAAGACCCTGTCGTTGTACACGTTGCATAAAAGCATAATGCTTTCTGTTTTGGAATTGTAAAGAATTTAAAAAACTTACATCTTTACTTTTAAACTTTAAACTTTGGTAGTCAGGATTGTTAATAGCAAACCCTAACATGTACAAGTCAGTTGCCGCTGTTCTAAAAACTGCATAGGGTCCATACTGGCATGTTTTTCTTGCATACACTAACGCATAGTCCTGTTGCTTGTTATCTTGATACATCATTATAAGACTTAGTGTTTGCAAATAAAATAAATCTGCAATATCTCTACCTGTCAGACTTTTAAAGCCAGACGTTGATCTATATAACTTGCTTTCACATAACTCTTTATTAACTAACTTTAAGTCTAAATTATTTTCCACTAGGTTTACCTGATCCAAAGTTAAGTCTACTAAACTCTAATCTGTCTACCAGTTTTAATGCATTGCCCATTCTGTCAACTGCAACAAAGCCTTCTTCGCCTGTTACTTCATATCCATCTTCTGTTGGTACAAATGTATTCATTACACGGATTTGTTCTAGCTTCTTAACTATTTTAATTTTTGCTTCAATAAGTTTTAAATATAAGTCATACACTGATACAATACTTTGTAAATGTTCTCTAATAAATTTAACGCCTGCTACCATTTTTTCTGTTTTAGCATCGATACTTTTTTGTGTTTTAACTTTGTCTATTTCTTTTGTCATGTAGTCTATATATTTTTGCACAAAGCCTTGTGCAAATTTAGTAGGTTCGTCAAAATGTCCTTGCCTTACTTGATTGTTTGCATGTGCTTTTAATTGCTGTAAGAACTCTTTGCCTACTAAGTCTGTGCCCTGTCCTAACCAAGCAAATGTATCCTGGTCTACAGTTTTTAAGTACTGGTCTGCTGTAGCAATAGCCGACATAATGTCTGCACTTTCAGTAGCAGTAAATGTAACTGTGCCACTAAGGTCTTTAATAATTGCATCTCTGTGCCAAACACCAGGTGCTTGTCCTAATACACTACTATCAAATCCAAACTTTGCTTGAGTGTCTGCTAATGTTGGACCGCCTACATATTCTGTATGCCAAACAATACCTATATCGCTCATTAATATTGACTTAGCTAAATCGCTTTGGGCCGGAACTGCATATACTAATGTGTTAGGTTTAAAAATTAAATAATTTTCGCCATCAATTGTTTTTTCGGCTAATGTATCTTTTGCAAAAAGGAAATCTCCTTGTGCCACTGTATTCCAAGTTAGTTTACTTAATTTAGTTAATGCTAATTGTAATTTATTTTGTAAGTCGTCTTGTCCGGGATGATTTAATTTAAGATCGTTAGTTGTAAAATTCATTTTAGGAATTTTTGCAAATACGCCTTTGGTGCCTACAAAGAACTTACCAGTTGCTGGATCTTTGCCAGCAATAATGGCTGGAGCGCCGTCCCACTTAGTTGTCATGCTTACTGCTTGTTGTGATTTGCCATCTAGCATATCATGTAAACTATACAAATAATTTACTGCTTCTTTGGCTCCGGGATATCCTTTGTTAAAGATGTTATCCTCTAAATGCTCTAAATGAGTATTCTTACCTTCCTTACCTTCTTGAAAATGACTCTCTGTAAGTAATTGTGTAATAAGAGGCTTTGCTATCTCATTAATATTCATTTTAAATGCCTGATAATTTTTTGAGGTTGTATAGTTGTATGTCTTTTGTTTCTATTAACATCACATGTGATGTAACTGATTCTGAAAGTAATACTTCATATCCTAAGTCAGCCCAACTAATTCCAGCATGTTCTAATATCTTACAAACATGCTCGTATGCTTCTGCTCTCATACTTCTAGCAAGTTTAGTAAAATGTGTATATGCTTGTGGATCTGATTGCGGTAGTCCACCTTTCTTTAATACTGGTGCGGCGGCTTGTATAAAGTTATCAGCATCATATCCGCCTTTCTTTAAATTACTTAATGTTGCAACTAATTGTTTGCCAGCTTCTAAATCACCACCTAGTGTTCTTTTTTGTAAACTTTTTAGTTCTGCTGTAGTAGGCCCTGGGACTGGCATTAATGCTTTAGGTTGTGCTTGACCTTGTGCTGGTGCTGGTGCTTGTCCGCCTCTCTTTTTCATCATTTGACCTATAGCTTTTGCTCCACCTGACATTGCTCGTCCAAGTCCTGCTCCAACTGTTGCGCCAATTTTTTGACCACGTGTTGCATTAGGAT